CAGTTTTGGCGTACAGATAAGCATATTTTAATGTTCTCTGATAATCCTCTAACGAATCATGGTTGTTTGGAAATGTCTCTACTAAACAACATAACTCATATGATTCAAGTGATTGTTCTAAACAAGGATTACCACCCATTACTCTATGGTCTTTATTATCACCGCCATTTTTCATACGAGAATATGTTCTCATATTTTCTAACCAAGCAAGACCTGGTTCACCGTTGTCTACAATTCGTTTACATACATCAGAATAATCCATACCGAGTTCTGCAAAGATTGAATTGTTTGAAGTCCAACCGTATTGGTCACGATGTGGGTTTACTTTATAATTTTTTAAATCTAAATATTCTTCTGAATCAGAATCACCAAATACAATTTCTGCAGTTCGTCTTACATTACCTGCTACAACACACTTACCGATAAGATTCATTATATCTACGATTGTTGTTATTGTAATTGGGTTTCCTGAATTAACCTCTAATACATTTCTAATATCGTTGTGAACTTCTTTTAATGGTTCAGGTCCTGAACTTACACCACCGAAACCTTTGATTGGTTCTCCTTCAGCTCTTACTTGAGTGTAATCAAAATCTACGTGAGCAGTCCCGTGAAAGTAACTTTCTAATAATAATTTAAGTGATTCTACCCAACCCTCTCTTGTGTCAGGAATTTCAAATATTTCTTCTGTTCTATCTCTATTAACACCTTTAACAATTATTTCACCAGCACCTTTACAATCAAATCCAACTCCAACACCTAACATACTTGCATCCATAAGGAAACAGAATGGTTTTGCATAATCTTCTTTAATTGTTTTAGTGGACACAAAAGCACAGTTATTTAGTGCTGCATATAAACCTTTTTCTTCTGTGATGGCTGTTCCCATTGCCCATAAACCTCTACCAGGAGGTAAGAACTTCATATTAAAAATTCTTTCATACATTTCTTGTGCAGACTTTTGACCTTGCCAAGGATTCCAACCTAGCTGATGAGATTCTATGTGATGTTTTTGCATAGAGTACGTTCCCTCTACAACACGTTGAACTGTTTCCCACCATCTTTCATTTTTACCGTCTTTTTTAATTCTTGAATAAGTTCTCATATAAACTAATTCACCTAAACCATTGAAACCGAATGGTGGTTTTTTTCTTTTGTATTTATCTATAAACTTTTCAGATAACTTAAACTTTTCCATCCTAACAAACTCCTTATTGTAATCTTATTCCCGTAACAAACATAAATATAATATATACTAAACTTAAATTAATAATTACTCAAATCCATCTATATTTTTTTCCATATCTTTATATTTGTTTGCTAATTCTTTTCTCAAGAACTCTTCGCTGTTATTCATTTTACTTTGTGTGTCTTTTCCAAACTGACTACTACCTTCAAATATTTGAACCTGTCCGATATTTGTATTTATTGTCGCTGGATAAGTAATACCATCAATTCCAAATCTATTTTTAATCACGTGAAATCTACCTGTGTTAGCTATCTTATCTTCTACTTTTCTACTCATACTCATAACAAAGTCAGCAGTCATAACTTTACTGTAATCTTCAGCAACTTTATCAGCACCAATCACATCTTCTTCAAGAGCTGAACGATTAGCTTGAGAAGCAGTCCATATTGGTATTTCTAACTCACCGGCTAAACCTCTTAAATCTTCATAGATAGTTCCTATAGCGTGTCTCTTCTCTTTAAAGTTTCCTGTAGACATTAGTATATCTGCATAGTCAACTATTACCATATCTGGTTTTTCACCACTTATTTCAATCTGTTTTAAATGAGAACTGATTGTTTGTACACTAGCACCCTTAGTTGGAAAATACTTAATCAGTAATTTACCTGGAAGTTTTGATAATTTAGCCTGTACATCATCTTTATAGTATTTTATATTTGATGTAGTGACTCCTGTAAATATAGAATCGTATCGTAAACCAACATAATTTTCATTTAACTCTAAGGTGTAATGAACTATCGTTTTACCTTCTTTTAACGCTCCAGCACCTATAGCTTGTAGTGTCCAAGATTTACCAATACCAGCTGGTGCAACAATTACTCCAAGTTCACCGGCTCCTAGACCACCATCCATTATATCATTAACCACATCCCAAGGTGTTTTAACTGTTATTCTAGCAGATTCTGCAAGTCGGTCTTCTAATGATATGATATAATCGTGTCCTAAATCTCTTGTAGTACCGGCTTTCATAGCCTCATCTATAATAGATTTTATACCATCATAATCTTTGTTTTCTAATAAGTCGACTGAATTAAGTATTGCAGTTTTTAATGTTTGATTTTTACAGAAGTCAAGTGTTTCTGATTGTACAAATTCTAAATCTGTAGCTTCAACATTTTTCCAAACTTCTCTTAACTTATCTACAACACCAGATTTAAGTACACCATCATCTATCTCATCAATCTTATATTTTATAACTTCAAGTGTTGGTTGTTTTTTATATTCATAATAATAATCTACTACACTTTTAACTAACCATTTATTTGAATCAGAATCAAACATTGATGGATTTAATATATCACTAATAGTTTGAATAAACTTTATATCACTTAATAAAGAAGCTATAATTTTAGATTGAAATGAAGTACCAAATTGAGTTAACGTTTCACTCATATGTCTTCTCTGCGTAATGATTTAGTTGATTGAAATTAGTAAGTAACCAACCATTAAGATTAGGAAGTGCTGTGTATAACTTATCTTCTAAAAACATTTTTTCAAATTGAAACTTTACTAACCTGTTAATTGGTTCATTCACTCTGTCAATTATTTTTGTTTTTGTTGAAGCTGATATATGTACGTCTGATAACTGCATTAATTTATAATTCAATTCTATAACATCTTTTGATTCTGGTAATTCTGTAATAACTTCGTCTATATTAACTATCTTGTTTTCTTTCAAAAACGGCAACTTTTTTTGTATAGTTTTTAATCCTAGACCTCTTACTCCTGGAATATTATCTGACTTGTCTCCGTCTAATACTCTATACCAAATATAGTTGTTAGCTGATATACCATATTCATCAAATACAGCCTGTTCATCATACATTTTCTTTTTAGTAGGACTCCATATTTTTATCCTACCATTTGCTAACTGAAGAAAATCTTTATCTGTAGACATAATTGTAATTTGAGATTCAGTAAGAACTTGTCTACACAAATATCCAATAGTGTCATCTGCTTCAATATTATCATACGACATTACAGTTATAGGAAGATTATCTAAATACTCGACAATACGTTGTAATTGCATAATCATATTTTGTTTCTCATCTGCTTGAGAAGCAAAATCATATGAACGATTAACTCTATACTTTGTTTTTCTTTTCGCTTTATAATCAGGGAAAAGTTTACGACGGTGTTTAGACCCACCTTTGCCATCAAAAACTATAATGACACGAGTAGGTCTAAACATATTTATTGTATAACCTATACTTCTTAGAAACCCAACTATTCCTCCAACGTGAATACCATCATCGTTAGTAGTCGGTATAACTGAAAATACTCTTATAAAAGTATTTAAGCCATCTATTATCAGTACTTTATCGTTTGGTTTTCCATCGTCTAATGAGCCACCCTTGTTCTTTATTTCTTCAAATATAGATAAGTATTTAGAATTACTCACTAATCTCCTCTTCAATAGTTACATCATCAATACCAAAGTTCTTCTCATATTTAAGAATAACTTTATCACATATTAAATCATAACAATGTTTTTTGAAGTCTTCATCTTGAAGTTTTTCAGCCCAATCTTTAGATTGAAACTTGAGTTCTTTACCTTCGTGATTATCCATAGTATACCAGGCTCCACCTTGTTTTACAAGATTATGGTCTTTTAATACTTTTAACCAACTACCTTCATCATCAATACCTGATTCAAAGTAAAGTTCAAAATCAGCGTGTCTCATTGGAGGTCCAAGTCTATTCTTAATGACTTGAGCTCTCATCTTCATACCAATATTGTTATTCTTTTTATCTTTGATTTGACCAAGATTTTTTAATCTGATACGTGTTGAAGCGTGAAATGGTAATGCTTTACCACCACTCGTAGTCCACGGGTCTCCGAACATAACTCCAAGTTTTTGTCTGAGTTGATTTGTAAACACAAGAGCAATCTTTTGTCTACCAATCATCTGAGTAATCTTTCTCATAGCTTTTGATAGAATGATTGCTTTACTTGTAGCCCAACCATCTTTATCAAACTCAGCTTCTAACTCTACTTTAGTTGTTGCAGCTGCAAGTGAATCTACAAGAATGGTTA